CAACCGCTGCCGAAGTCAACTTCCGTGTTGACACTATTTACGGTCTTTTGACCGAAGGACAATCACGTGGTCAGATTGTTCAATTCGGATCGAAACAATGGAACATCACTCCACGTCAAGTTGATGAATACATCCAACGTGCTCGCATTCGCCTAGAGGAAGACGCAGCCATGACTCGCCCATCATGGATCGCTGAAGCCTTAGGTCGTGCCCGTACCTACGAACAGTCCGCTTACAAGCGTGGGCAAACCCAAGTCGCCCTCAACGCCATCCAACTCCAAGCCAAACTGATCGGTCTGGAAATTTGAGCCTGCTCGCCAATGCTCCCGGTGGCTTTCTGCTTGAGCCCGTCGTACCGGCTGACCTTCAAAATCAAAAGGATTGGCTGCCGTTCGCTGAGCAGCTCTACCAAGGCTTGACTGGTCCGCAACGTCAAGTATGGGATGCACCCGAGCGTTTCAAGCTGTTGTGCTCTGGCCGCCGTTTCGGCAAAACCTACCTTTGCATCAGCCGCCTTGTCGCGTGGGCCATTGAGCATCCGGGAAGCCTCAACTGGTATGTAACCCAAACCTATAAATCGGCAAAACAAATTGCATGGCGTCAGCTTCGTGCCATGGTGCCGCCCGAAATGTTTGCCAGAAAAAACGAATCCGAACTGTCTGTCGAATTAAGTAACGGCAGTGTCATTGCCTTGAAAGGCGCTGAATCTGCTGATGCCTTGCGTGGTGTGTCGCTCAGCAGCCTGATCGTTGACGAAGCCGCTTACGTCAAACAGGAAGCATGGGAGATGGTGCTGCGCCCAGCGCTGTCAGACCAAGGCGGTCCGGCATGGTTCATCACGACGCCTGCTGGCCTCAACTGGTTTCACGACCTATGGGAACAAGCGCAGGATCAGCCTGATTGGTCAACATTCAGCTACACCACCATTGAAGGTGGCAATGTTCCCGAAGATGAAGTTGAAGCGGCACGGCGCACGCTTGACGATCGCACGTTTCGGCAGGAATACCTCGCCAGCTTTGAAACCTTGTCGGGTCGTGTTTATCCAGACTTCAGCGACGACAACATTTCTGATGAAGTGCGCGATACCGGCGGCCCAATCCTGTGGGGTACTGACTTCAACGTGAGCGTGCTGGCCGGCGTGCTCGGTAGCCGTGTTGGCGACACCCTCCATATATGGGATGAGGTGTCCGTTACGCAGACCAACACTGATGAGGTGTGTGCCATGCTGCGTGATCGGTTCAGGGATCGGAGGCTGATTGCTTACCCAGACCCAACCGGCAGTGCCCGCAAGACTTCATCGGCTGGCCGCACGGACCATGAGATCATCCGCCAGTATGGTTTTGGCGTCGTCAGCCCCAAGGCGCCGTGGTCGGTGAAGGATAAAATCAACGCCACCAACAGTTTGATCCGTAACGCCAACGGCCAGATCCGCCTGTTTGTCCACCCACGCTGCAAGAACACGATTAAGGCGCTGCGCAACGTGACGTACAAGCAGGGTGCCGATGATTATGTGATTGACAAGTCGGCTGGGATCGAGCACTGGACGGACGGGCTGGGGTATCTGGTGATGTCGGAGTACAACCCGCTACACGCGAACGCGGGCAAGGGCACAGGCATCAGGCTGTATTGATATGTGCCCCTCATGGGGTATACTCCATGCACGGGAGAGATCCCGCCACGCACCTAGGTAACCGCATGAATCCGAAACAACGCCTCGACCGGGCGCTGCAAATCAGGGCCGCCCTGACTGCGCTGATGACGGACGACGAGGCCGACGCTTACGAAGTGATCGACGAGCACTTGGCCGAGTACATCAACGAGTTATCACTCGCGTACCAAGCCACTCTCGATCAGCTCTGAGCACGGGGGGCTATGCCCCCCTTTTTTATGCCTGTTGACAGATGGCAGGGGTATACCCCATAATTAAGGGACAGGGGGCGACCCCACCACACACAAGACCATGACCTACACCTCCTTCGCCGAAATGCAAGCCGCCGGCACCTACGACGCTTGGTTCGACGAGTACACCTCCGAAAACAGCGCCAAGCCCACCGCCCCTTCCGAGTTCGACGACTTCATCGAAGACGAAACCAACCTCATCTGATTCACCGGCCCCTTCGGGGGCCTTTTCTTTTGCCGCTACCCTAAGGCCGCCGCACAATCACAATGTCCGCACCCCTCTGGCGTGATCTCGAAGCCGCCTTCGACTCCGTTGAAGATGACTGCTCCTACGACTTCAATGAAGCCGCTTCAGCCATGCTCACCGCCATTCAACAATGGCTATATGACGAAGGCTTTGATGAAGCCGGTGATGCCCTTGACGACGAAATCAACCGCGCTGACCAAGGCGAATAAACTTTGATTGTGCTGGGTCGGTTCTACCCGTAAGGATGAACGCCGTATGGCCGTGGTTGGGGGCCTGTGTGGCGGTATCGGAGGCCCAGCCATCATTCCCGATTAACCTAGAACCATAGACTTTGTGCATGGCTAGGCGCAGAAGATGACTTACACCGGTTTCAGGCACTATGACCGGAATCTGACGCGCACGGCCACGCAGGTTCAGGATCCCAACGCAGCTTGGGTTGCGCAGGAGGCGCACTGGATCTTGATTGAAGATCTGCTGCAAGGCACTTATGGAATGCGCCGCAAGCATCGGCGTTACCTTCCGCAAGAACCCCGCGAGCAAGACGACAGCTACGACAACCGCCTAGCTCGTAGTGTTTGCCCGCCGTATTACCAGCGTCTTGAACGGATGCTGGCCGGCATGTTGACGCGTAAACCTGTACGCCTTGACGACGTACAAGATGTAATCCGCGAACAACTGTTTGACGTTGATCTAGCCGGCAACGATCTCAACATCTTTGTTTATGAACTGAGCCGCAAGGTTGTTCGTTACGGCCACGCTGGCGTGTTGGTTGACTTCCCAAGCCAAACTGACGACGAAATCCAAAACATCACGGATGTTGCGTCTTTACGTCCGTATTGGGTTACTTACACCCCGCGCGATATTCTTGGCTGGCGCTCTGAACTGGTCAACGGCGCACAGCAGCTAACTCAGCTTCGCCTTATGGAGCGGGTAGCCGTCGCCGATGGTGAATACGGCGAAAAACTGGTGGAACAGGTGCGTGTATTGCGTCCCGGATCCTTTGAATTGTTCCGCCAAAACGAACAAACCGCCAACTTTGAAAAGGTTGCAGAAGGCACCACCAGCCTTGATTACATCCCGTTTGCCACGGCATATTCCAACCGTGTTGGCTTGCTTGAGTCTCGCCCGCCGCTGGAAGATATTGCCGAGCTAAACCTAAAGGCGTATCAGATCCAAAGCGATCTGGACAACATGCTGCACATTTCGGCAGTGCCGATGCTGGCCTTCTTTGGTTTCCCGTCTAGCGCCGAGGAAGTTAGTGCTGGTCCGGGTGAAGCCATTGCATTCCCCGCCGAAGGCAAAGCTGAATACATCGAACCCAGCGGCAACAGTTTTAAGTCACAGTTTGAGCGACTGCAGCAGCTTGAGCGGCAGATCAATGAACTAGGTCTGTCCGCTGTGCTGGGCCAAAAGCTAAGTGCTGAAACCGCTGAAGCAAAGCGTATTGATCGCAGCCAAGGCGATTCCACCATGATGGTGATTGCTCAGCAGGTGCAGGATCTAATCGACAACTGCCTGCGTTATCACGCTGATTACCTTGGCATTCAGCAAGCTGGCAGCAGCTACGTCAACCGTGACTTCCTTGGCGCACGCCTTGAACCGCAAGAGATCACCGCACTGCTGCAAACTTACACCGCTGGTGTCATCAGTCAGAAAACGCTGCTTGACCAGCTTGCCCAAGGTGAAGTGCTCGGCGACGATTTTGACGTTGAAGAGGAACTTGAAGCAACGCAAGCTGGCGGACTGATTGAAATGGGCGGTCCCGAAAACCTTGGCGCTGAAGATGTTATTAGCGAAGAAATGCCTAGCGATGAAATGATGCAATGACGCAATCCGGCGTAACACCCCGCCTGCTAAACGTTGAGCAGTTCAAGCGGCGCATTGATCGCAGGAACCCCGTTGCCAACATTTATCGCAATGCCATTGATCTAAACCGTTTCAGTAATGCGGTGGCTAAGCAGATTGTGCGTGATTACAACGCCATCATCCTTAGCGCCGTTGATGATCTGAAACGTATTGATTTTGGTGAGACAACTGCCGGTGCTGGCATCGTTAGCCCACAATCAGTGCAAGCTCAGCGCTTACGCGTCATCCTTGCTCAACTTAAAGAATCGCTAGACGGTTGGGCAGGCAGAAACACGGCATATGTGGCCACGGAGCTACAGGGTTTAGCTGAGCTGCAAACTGAATTTGTCACTGAACAACTAAGGCTTGCAATTGAAGGCGGCCAAGTTGGCGCACGCGGCATTGAACCCAGCGTTGTTGCTCAGCAGGCTGTCCGCACCGTGGAGGTGTCGCCAAACTTTGCGGCAACGGTCGCCACGGTTGACCCAACCGATCTCAACTTCACGCTGCCTGGCACTGGCGGTTTCAATTTGACCGCTGCACAAGGCTCAGCCATTACTTTGCCTAATGGTGAAGTCGTATCAAAAGCATTTCGTGGCCTAGCCGAATCTCAAGCACAGCGTTTTAACGCCATTGTCCGCACGGGCTTATTGACCGGTGAGCCGACACCACAGATTGCTCGTCGCATGGTCGGATCGCTTGACTTTGGCCAGCTTGCAAAAACAGCACGACAGCAAGCCCTAGCCGGTGGTGAACTAACCCGCGTGGCTGATCATCAGGTGCTCACCATTGTGCGGACCAGTGTGCAGCAGGTGGCCAATGAAGCCAGCCAACAGGTGTATCGCTCTAACGAAAATGTAACGCAAAAGTATCAATACCTTGCCACGCTGGACAGCAGAACATCGGCCATCTGCCGCAGTCTTGACGGCAAAACATTCAAATACGGCGATGGTCCTACGCCGCCTGTTCATTTCAACTGCCGCAGTACAACAATCCCCGTCATTGATTACCGCGCCCTTGGCTTGCGCCCGCCAGAGGAAGTAATCGGACCCGCTCGCCGCGCTGCTGCTGGTGGGCAAGTTTCAGCAGAAACAAACTATGCAAAATGGCTGCGTGATCGCCCTGAAGTGCAACGCGAGATCTTTGGCAGCAAGCAACCGTATTACACAATGCTGGTGGACAAATATGGCCCAGAAGGTGCTCTGTCCCGCATGGTGCGTGATGACGGCAGCGAAGTTACCCTGAAACAGTTGCAGGAGCGTTATGGCAAGCCCGCCGCTTAGGCATTTCAAAGACGGTTACGTTTACAGCGATCCTGTATGCGCCTTAGTCGGTGAAACATGGATCAATGCCATCTACACAAGCGAAGGATGGTTTACGCCCGATCTGGGCATTAAATTGGATGCAGTTGCCGAATGGCGTGATGCCTCTGAAGAAAGGTCGGAGCAAGAAAGTCATTCAGGAAAACATCAAACGCGAAATCAAAGCCGGCAAACCCCCAAAACAGGCAGCCGCAATCGCCTACGCAAAAGCCGGTAAATCACGGAAGAAGAAAAAATGAAGGGCAAAATTTGGGAAGGCAGTTGTACTTACCTCAAGTGCGCTGATGGCCTGATAGAAGGTCGCTTTTTGTTCCCTGTCCCCAATAGCCCTGAAGGTCTTGGTGCATTGATGGGGCGCCTCGCTGAAGGCGTTGAAGTCATCACCTGCATTGAAGGCGACGATGAAGACGACGACGAGGACGACGATTAACGGCCTTCGCTCTGGTGTATCCGATCCTTAAGCTCAGCCACGTATTTGCGTAGCGCGTTGGCGTTATCCGCGTGCCAGCGGTCGTGGGTCTTTAGATATTCCCGTGTATGCAGATCAATCGCCTTCAACAGGTGATGAATGATCGGGTTCCATGGTTCCCGCACTGGTGTATCCCATTCACGACGGGACATGACGTGCAAAAAGCAGCGTTTACTTATACACTTTGGCGGTAAACCCTACGGGTCACAATGTCTGAAGAACAACTGCAGGAAGCTACGCCGATTGCAGACAATACCGATGCTGAGGCGTTGAAGCGCAGCATTGAAGCTCTGGAGCGTAAAAATCACGAATTAATCGGCAAGCTGAAAGCTGCCAAAGAAAAGGCTCCCACCGTTCCTGATGGCGTAGATGTTCAGGAGCTTCTGGATTTCAAGCGCAAAAAGGAACAAGAAGAACTTGAATCCAAAGGCAAGTACGACGAAGCGCTTAAGCAGTACGCCCAACAGTTCCAAGAACGCGAGGAGGGTTACAAAAAGCGCATTGCTGAACTTGAGTCAAAGCTGACCGTTAATCAGCTAGACAATCGCGTTGTTGCCATCCTTGCTGAGCAGGGTGCCCATAACCCGCATGATGCGTTGCGCCTTGTGCGTGATCAGCTCAAGCTGGATGAAAACGGCAACCCCGTGGCAGTGGACGGCTACAACGAAGTGCCGATGGAACAATGGGTTTCACGCCTCAAGGAAGAGCGTGGCTATCTGTTCAAGCCGCCCACAATCAAGGGCTCTGGCGCTCCGGTCATCAGTCGCTCCGGTTCTGGCGATGTACCCGTCGGCACGAAAAACCCGTTCAGCCGTGAGCACTTCAACCTCACCGAGCAATCCCGTTTGTACAAGACTGACCGCGATCTATATGACCGCTTGAAGGCTGCCGCAAACAATGCTTAATATGTAACCGTTAGACGCGAATTGGTTACGCCGATCCGTCACTGGGTTACGCCCGCATCGTAAAACCATTCTTGAGGATTAGTCATGGCGACCCTTCGCTCTGACATCATCATCCCCGAGGTATTTACGCCTTACGTCATCGAGCAAACCACTCAGCGTGATGCCTTCTTGGCTTCCGGTGTGGTGCAGCCCATGGCTGAGCTGAATGCCACCGAGGGCGGTGATTTCATCAACGTTCCTTTCTGGAAAGCAAACCTTTCCGGCGATTTTGAGGTGCTGACCGATAGCTCCTCCCTGACTCCCGGCAAGATCCAAGCTGATAAGCAAATCGGCGTGATCCTGCACCGTGGCCGCGCCTTTGAGGCCCGTGATCTGGCTGCTCTTGCTGCTGGTTCCGACCCCATGGCTGCCATCGGCGCCAAGATCGCTGATTACGTTGCTAACCAGCGTCAGAAGGATCT